GTGCTCGACGCTCAGGTCGTGGCGCGTTCGGCTCGGCGCGAACCGGTCGCGGTCGCGCATCGCGTCGAAATTCGGCGCCGATTGCGCCGGCATGAAGTCGCGCGGCTCCGAGACGAACGGCGCGACGACGATGTCGCGCCGCGCGAGAAGCCTCGTCGTGTCGAGCTGCTTGTGCGCGTTCATTTTTTATTTTTTATTTTTTATTTTTTATTTTTTATTTTTTATTTTTTATTTTTATTTTTTGGGGGTTTGTTTTTTTGGGACCGCCCCTTTTTCTTGCGCATTTGAAAAATAAATAAAAAAGGGGCGCCGCGGCGCCCGCCCGCCGGAAAAAAAAATCGGAACGCAGAAGGAAAAAAAAGGAGAAAATGAACTTCGGCGGAAACATGAACGTCCCCGTCCCGACGACGTTCGGAGAGGCGCTCAACAAGGTCGTCTACTTCGAGAAGGAGCGCGGCGACGGGCCGACGATCTCGAAGTACCTCCTCGGCCTCGTCGTCGGCATCATGGGCGGCATGATCCCGAACCTCATGAACCCCGACTTCAAGGACGGGTACGTCGGCAAAAACCGCCAGGCGCTCCACCTGCTGCTCGTGATGGTGATCCTCAGCAGCGTCCTCGGCAACACCGACACGTTCGACACGTACGACCGCGTGCTCATCGCGACGGGCGTGCTGTACGTGTGGTTCTGCGTGCTGATCAAGTGCGAGCCGAAGTACATGGCGATGATCCTCGGCGGCCTCGCCGTCGCGCAGATCGCGTACCGGTTCCGGCGCGGGTTGCCGCACGACAGCACGATGATCCCGATGCTCAAGTCGCTCGAGGTGTACGTGACGCTCGCGTCGCTGCTGCTGACCGTCGTGTGCGCCTACCTCAGCAACAAGAGCGTCGGCATCACGGGCCTCTTCGGCGTGATCTTCGGCGACCTGTTCAAGGCCAAGAAGGCGGTCGACGCCAACGCGAGCGCGACGACGACGTTCTTCGGCAACACGACGGCGAGCAACTACGACTTCAACTAAAAAAATTAGATAATTGCGCGTGTGCCGCTTGGCGCGTCCGGCGTCAAGAGTGGCTTTTCCTTCGGGCCCCCCGGTGGGGCCGATCTTTTTTTTGTCGTGCGGCGAGTAGGGGCACAATGGAGTCGATCGACATCCGGCCGTTCGCGCTCGAGAGCATTTCGGAGCGACGCGCCGAGGGGTCGCCGCCGACGTGCATCGTCGTCGGGTCGCGCGGAAAGGGCAAGTCGTGGGTCACGCGCGAGCTGATCCACGCCGTCCGCGATATCCGCACGGGGATCGTCGTCTCCGGGACGGAGGAGGGCAACGACTTTTACACGAGCTTCGTGCCGCCCGTCTTCGTGCACAACGAGATCCGGCTCGCGACGCTGCGCAACCTCGTCGCGCACCAAAAAAAGAAGCAGGACAAGAAACCGCGCGACGACGTGCTCATCGTGCTCGACGACTGCATGTACGACGCGAGCTTCACGCGCGACGCGACGCTGCGCGGCATCTTCATGAACGGCAGGCACTGGAAGATCATGCTCGTCATCACGATGCAGTACTGCATGGACCTGCCCGTGAGCCTCCGCACGAACATCGACTACGTCTTCCTGATGCGCGAGACGAACCCCGCCGTCGTCGAGCGGCTGTACAAGAACTTCGGCGGCGGGTTCCCGTCGCTCGCGTCGTTCACCGACGCGCTGCGGCTGTGCACGGCCGACTTCGGGTGCATGGTGGCGGACAACGTGCGCAACACGGTCGGCCACTTCCGCGCGCGCGACCCGGGCCCGTTCCGCGCGATGCACCCCAAAGCGTGGCAGTACTCGAAGCGCCACGAGCGCCGCTCGCACGCCGACGCGGCGCGCACGTCCGTCGCGCGCTCGAAGGACGGGACGGTGATCCGGTGCCGGTCGTCGGACGAGAAGAGGCCGAAGGGGCCGAAGGAGCCCAAGGAGCCCAAGGAGCCCAAGGAGCCTAAGGAGCCCAAGGAGCCCAAGGAGCCCAAGGCGTTTAGGCCGCGCGCTTCCGCCGCGAGAACGTAGCGGCGCCGCGCTTCTCGTGCTTCTCGCGCTCCTCGCGCTGCTCGCGCTCGCGCTCGTGCTGCTCGTCGCGCTCGCGCTTCTCGTGCTCGTGCTCGCGCTCGTCGCGCTCGTCGCGCGCGTCGTCCACGCACTCCTCGACGGCGGGCTCGGCGCGGCGTTCGTCGCGCGCGTCCTTCTCGGCGTGCTCGTTGAGCAGCACGATGCGCGAGAGCGCCGAGAGCGCCGGCGGCTCGTGGCGCACGACGCGCTCGTCGTCGTTGTCGTCGCACGAGCTGTCGTCGTAGAACGGCCGCGCGGGCGCCTTCTTCTTTCGCGCCGTTTGGATCATCAGCTTGAACGGCCAGACGTCGCGCAGCGCGTCGCGGACGCGCGGCACACGCAGCAGCGCGTAGACCGTCAGCGCGATGAGGAGGATCGCGCCGATCGCGACGGCGCCGATTTGGACGTACCGGTTCTTCGCGAACGCGAAGATCGGGGCCGGCTCCGCGTCGACGGCGCCCATCTGACTCGTCGTTTGATTCGTCATGTGACTCGCAGGGGGGTGCTCGTTTGCTTTTGCTTTCCGCTCGGCGCAAAAAAAAGATGGCCGCCGAGCCGCACTTCCGAAAAAAGGCCGAAAACAAAAACAACAAACAACAAAACAACAACCAAAAAAACCAAAAACAAGCAACAAAACAAAAAAAAACAAAAACAAACAACAAAACAAAAAACAAAAAAAAACAAAAAAAAGCGAAAAAAAAGCGAAAAAAACAAAAAAAAGCGAAAAAAAAGCGAAAAAAAAGCGAAAAAAACAAAAAAAAACAAAATTTTGCGGGCGGCCGAAAAAAAAAATCTCACGCTAGGGGGGAAAAGAAGAAAAAGCGCCCGCAACCATGTCCGGCGGCCTGATGCAGCTCGTCGCCTACGGCGCGCAAGACCTGATCCTTACGGGCAACCCGCAGATCACGTTCTTCAAGCTCGTGCACCGCAGGCACACCAACTTCTCGGTGCAGAGCATCGAGCAGGTGTTCAACGGCCAGGTCGGCTTCAACAAGCGCGTGACGTGCACGATCGCGCGAACGGGCGACCTCGTCTCGGGCATGTGCCTGCAGCTCGAGCTGCCGCACCTGCAGGACTGGGAGAGCCGGCTGAGCATGCCGAAGAAGGACTACCCGCAGGTCTCGCAGGTCGCGTGGGTCAACTCGATCGGCCACGCCGTCATCCAGTCGGTCTCGATCGAGATCGGCGGGCAGAAGATCGACGAGCACTACGGCACGTGGCTCGAGATCTGGGACGAGCTCACGACCAAGAGCGAGAAGCGCGCGGGGTACAACCAGATGGTCGGCAAGTACGCGTCCGACATCGGCCTGCGCAACAACGGCCAGACGAACCGCACGTACTACATCCCGCTGCAGTTCTGGTTCTGCACGAACCCTGGCCTCGCGCTGCCGCTGATCGCGCTGCAGTTCCACGAGGTCAAGATCAACGTGCAGTTCCGGCCGCTCAACGAGTGCATCGTCGCGCTCGACGGCGCCGGCGACCGCGTGCAGGGCTCGAGCATGGCCGTCAAGAACGCGAACGACAGCGCGTACGGCTTCACGTCGTGCACGCTGTGGGTCGACTACGTCTACCTCGACGCCGAGGAGCGCAAGCGTTTCGCGGGCATGAAGCACGACTACCTCATCACGCAGCTGCAGTACGCCGGCTCGGAGGCGCTCTCGGGCTTCACGGGCGTCACGAGCAAGGTTCGGCTCAACTTCAACCACCCCGTGAAGGAGCTCGTGTTCACGCTGCAGCACAGCAAGAACACGACGCCCGGCATGCAGGGCAACGACTGGTTCAACTTCTCGAGCAACCTGCCCGGCTCGCGGAACCCGACGTACTCGCGCGACCTGCTCGGCAAGGCGCAGCTCAAGCTCAACGGCCACGACCGATTCGACGCGCGCCCCGCGACGTACTTCCGGCTCGTCCAGCCGTACCAGCACCACACGTGCGTGCCGTCGAAGCACATCTACGTCTACTCGTTCGCGCTCCGCCCCGAGGAGCACCAGCCGTCGGGCGCGTGCAACTTCTCGCGCATCGACACGGCGCACCTCGAGTACTCGACGGCGAACCCGGCGAATTTGCCCGGCGGCAGCGCCGTGTGGAAGTCGCTCCCCGGCCAGCTCGACATCTACGCCGTCAACTACAACGTCCTGCAGGTGCGCAACGGCCTCGCGGGCACGAGCTACGCCAATTAAGCGCTAAAAGAAAGCGCCCTATAAGTCCTTAAAAGTAAAATCCCCCGCTCGCCCCGAAAAGGCCGCTGAGGGTTTCTTTTTTTTTGGAGTTTTTGTTTCGTCCTTGGTCCCGGCCTTTTTTTGGGGTCTCTTTTTTTTCGGTCCGCTCTTTTTCGTGTGGTTCTGCGCCCTTTTTTTCGGTCGCGCTTTTTTTTGGTGCAACTTTTCTTTTTTGGGTTCAACTTGCGGGGCGCTTTTTTTGGCAAAAAAATGAACGAGGCGCAGCTCGTTGCGCTCCTCTCGTCGACGATGCACGTACGCGACATCTTGCTGCGCACGGCGGCGGCGTCGATCGAGAGGACGGCGCGCGCGCTCCGCGACGCGCACTGTGCGCACGGCTCGAACGGCATGATGCAGTTCGCGACGCAGCTTCTGTGGACGGCGTACTACGCCATCGTCAGCGACCCGGCCGACGACGGCGAGTCCGTCG